CAAGTTGTTGCCAAGATTTTTTATCTATTATATAATTATACTCAGAAGAACAGAAATGAGTAAAAGACACTTTTCTATATAATTGCTCTAATTGATGAACAAAAGAAGATATATTGTGAAATAAACCTTGACCCCATGAAAATTCCAAATCAAGATATCTTCTTTTAACCAAGGGATCTATATCTGTGAGTTTATCTATCTCAAATCCTACAGCAGACTTAGGTATTATAACTCTCATCTTATTCATTATCCTTAAACAGAAAAGAGTCAACTTTCCGTACTTTTCTCCTAATATATTTAATCTTATCATTTCTTCTGTTAAAAATATGAATTTCTTATACACATCTTGTCCTGACCATTTTCCCATATCTCCATTATAATATAAAATTTCTTCTTTATTCGAATTCATAACTATTTGAGAACATTCTTTTATCATGCTTAACTTTTTACTTTGAGATTCAACGACCATTTCTCTCTCAGATCCTTTATTAAAGAACTTGAAAACTATTTGAATTATAATAGTGCAAACTTTTCCAATAACATTCATCTCATATATTTCTCTAGATGATTCATATTGTTCTTTCTTAGAAACTACACAATATTTTGCAATGTCTCTATAAGATATATTATTTAATTTGGCATCAGTAGATAAAAGTTGTATCACTTTGTTGAAAAAGATTAGAGGATCAATTATATCTTTCTCAGTGAAGAGAGATTCAATCAAAGAAGTAGTTTGATTATATAATATGTCTTTTTCTCTAGAAGATGGATTTGAAAAGACATCTAGAGACATACACTTTTTAGCAGACAAAAAGCTACTCTCATATTCTTTGTAAACTTGATGCTTATAAAATTCGTCTAAATTTGATTCTTTAAACACATAAGTTCTACCTAAATTTTTCATCTCGTCTTTATACATTAATAGAGCAAGAGTAATGACCTCAGGATCATAGAATTTTTGACAGAAATCATAGTTTTCAACACTTGCTATATGATTGTGTTTCGTAAATGTGGAATTTCTGACTACTCTATTATTATTTTTAATAGTTTTAATAAAATTGAGAATATCATGAGCATACTTTGTAACATTCTTAAATACAGTTGTGTAAAAACAATTACTCTCGATATATTCTAAAATATTATTAGAAGATCCAACTAAAGTTCTTAAAGTTATTTGTATCTTTTTATCTCTGAG